GGACCATCAACCTTGCGCGGGATGAATTTGCGGAAACCCGCGGTGAACGGTCCCTGGCCGGTGTTGGGTCGCAGCTGCACGGTGCTGCTGCCCGAACTACTGGACTTTTTGGGGCTCTTGCGATTTCTGCTGTTGGTCAACAGGGTCATATTCTCGATCATACGAAGATATCCTCCACCTCATTACCAAGCACACCGGCCAGCTTAGCGGTGCGGTGCGAGTCGATCAGGTGATCTTTCTGCTTGTTATAGATCCGCTGCCGTTCGCCGATCCGGCAGGTGTGATTTGTATAGTCGCTGATAATGTCGGGGTCGGGCGGCAGCTCGAGCAGTTGCCGCTGCATCTGCTTCACGATCAGATCGGTTGCCAGCTCTTTCAAGGTGATCTTGGACGGCTTGCCGGTCTTGGCGTCGGTGAGCGGTTCGCCGTTTTCGTCGATATTGTCGTTGGTGCTTTGGAACATGAATCCGCGCAGGCGATCTTCGTAATTCTTCTCTTCGTAGATCTGCAACCCTTGAAGGTCATGAGCAACCGCGCTGCCGGCGTTACCGTAATCAGTTCCCCAGGTCATCGAAGCATCGGCAGAGGCGCACAAATCATCCAGCGCATCCAGCGCCTGGCACTGTTGATCGTAGGTGACCTGTTTCAGCTGCAGCCTCGAAACAAGGCGATCGCGTTTGCCGATGATGTTCCACACCGTCAGCTCGGTCGGATCCGGCGCAAAGCCGAAGTCACCGCCGCCCCGCCTCAGCCCCGGCACCGAAATGAAGTAATCGCGAATCATCCGCTTAAACTGGCTGTCGCCATCCTCATCCAGTTCGAACAACTGAGTCAGGTTGAACAGCTCTTCAAACAGAGCCACTTCACTGGCCTGCGGCCCATCGTTGCCGAGGACGTAATCGCAGCGGTAAGCCTTAACGATGACCTCCTGCTTGGCGGTATCGACCAGCACCTTCAGCACCCGGTATTCGGGCACATCGCGGATGCAGTGTTTCAGCTGCGACCAGGGGAAGACAGAATTTTCCGGATCGCCGTGTTCGCCGAGGACGTTGTGCCGGTAGTCCGGAGAATCTTCGCCACCGTATTGGTCGACGTAGAACTTTTTACGCTCCGGCGTCCAGTAAGGAGCGGGCATAAGGTCTTTGCCCCAACGGAAGAGCGTCCAGACATAATTGTCGATATCTTTGAAGTCGGATCCATCATCGGTACCATCACCTCCGCAATTCTCCTGGCCGTCCTCGGCTTTACCGGTGGCGCGCATCGTCAGTTTGTAGTAACCGGACTCGCGATCGCCATCCGGTACCGAATAGATCCGGCCGGTCGCTGTCGGTTTCAACGCCCGCCAGAACTCGGACCATTGTTTCGGGTTCTTCTTCTTCGCCGCCTCGTCGATAATGCCGAAGGTCTTGGCGTGGACGCCCCGGTAGGCGTTGCCGTCGAACCCGGCCGGGCGGTAATCCTCTTTGAAATTGTTGCTGAACTTAAACTGGGTGTAGGGCTGTTTCTTGTGCTTGACCAGCCGTTTTTCGAGCGTCGGGTTGTACGAAAGCTGATCGAGCTTGGCGTCGATAATCTCATCCAGGTGCACCTGCAGCGGCGCACCGATCAGGCCGGATCCACCGGGGCAGGTGTGGTTCCTCCAGGTCGACCAGGCGACAATCTCGCGGGTTTTGCCGACCTCGGCGCCGTCCTGGTGGACAACGCTGGTGCGACAGCGCAAGGATTCCACCTGATAATCAAAGAACTGGTACGGGTCTTTGTGGTCGATATCTTCCGGCTCGCGCATAAAAGCGGTGCACCAGAGATGCGGATCTTCACAGATGATCGCCAGTTGCAGAATCTGCAGCCGTTCGCGGGTGTCTTTTCCGCGTTTATAGATCGCGGGGGGAAACTCGCCGCGGGTTAACTGCTGCCAGGTCCAGTCAAGCTCCTCAAGCACCCGTTCAAAGGTCGCGGCCGGGACGATGATCCCCTTACCAAGATCCGCTTCGGCGGCCAGCGGCTCCATCGGCGGCGGAACGACCAGCCCGGGGTATTCAACCTCGGGCGATTTCTCGATCAGGGCGACGGTCATTCGTCCTTCTTTTTGCGCGCGGCCGCCAAGCCCTCGCCCGCATCCCTGAACAGGTCGGCAAACTTATCGACCGCATCATCATTCGATTTTTTCCGCTCAAGCGCGGCCGGGGTAATCATGAAGTCGGGCAGAGTGACGCCGGCAGCTTTCAGCAGATTAGAGAGCGGCAGCAGTGAAGGGTTATTTTTCAGCTCATACCCGAGGACAGCGCCATCTTTGCCGAGCTTCTCGCTCTTCATGAATACGCCGTATTCCAGAATCGAAGCCTGCAACTCTTCAATCACCTGCAGGGTGCCGCCGAGCTGAAGCGTGACGATCTCTTTCAGATCGGTCAGCTCGCCGTCATTCAGGGCCTTCGATATGGCATTGAGGGTTGCAGCAAAATATTCTTTGTTCAGGCAGTCCTGCCCGGGTTGGACATCACCGTCATTGATGAGAGAGCAGGGGTAGTCAGGGCAGGAGGATTTGCAAGGTTTACCGAAACCGATCATCCGCCGGCGGGCATGCTGGCCATGCTTCCAGCTGTTGCGCGAGCTGGAGTCTTTTCCTTCAGGAGTTTGTGGCCCGGTCGACTTCTGGGCATTCTGCTGGCGAGCGGCGAGGGCGGCAGGGCTCAAATTGTACGGACGCTTGACCCGCAACCGTTTCAATAGCGGATCTTCGTCATCATCACCTTCAGCCTCAATTTCGGCACGCAGCGAGGCCTGAAGCTGCAGCAGTTTTGAAAACTGCGCTGCCAGACCACTTTCTCCAGCATCGATCCGCCGCGTCAGATCCGCGATCTGCTCCGGAAGCATCTCAAGAGTCGTCTGTTTATCGTCCAGATTCAAAAAAGCCTCCTAAGGACTGAATAGAATTTCAGTCCTTAGGAGGCTACATAGCAAAAATTCAAGCGGTGATCTGGCAGATCACTGCATTAATCGATCGGGCTTCTGACCTTACTGTTGCGGATGGTGTGCAGGTAGATCATGGTCGTTCTGATGTCTCTATGCCCCATCAGATCGGCCACGGTCCTGATATCGTAGCCATCCATAAGCAAATGCGTGGCGAATGAATGGCGGAAAGTGTGACATGTGGCTTTTTTGTTGATGCCGGCCAAGCTGACGGCTTTCCGCAGGTGCTTTTGTAGCACGGTCTCGTGGGTATGGTGCCGCAGTTTAGGGTTTTCGCGGGTTGTCCGGCTGGCCGGAAAAACAAAAAACCACTTCCATTCGAACGGCGCATTTTTGTATTTTCTGGCCAGGGCGCGTGGCAAGGTGACACCGATACTATTTTGCTGGTCCTGGTCGTAAACGCCCCTGACCGCATTGATCTGCCGCTGCAAGGGCTCAACCACAGAAGACGGGAGCATGACGGTGCGGTCTTTATCTCCCTTTCCGCTGCGAACCGTGATCATGCTGGCGCCGAAATCAACATCCTGCACCCGCATGGCCAAACATTCAGCGATCCGCAACCCACAGCCGTGCAGCAGAGACGCTTGCAACCAGGAGAGCCCCGAAAGATGAGCCCTGACCGCAATAGCTTCTTCCTTGGTGAAAACAACAGGAATCTTCCTCGGCTTCGTCGCTCTCTTTGAATTGATTTGGCCAATCTCCTTTTTGACAATGTTCTCGTAAAAAAACAGGAGCGCGTAAAAAGCCTGGTCTTGGGTTGATGATGCTACATCCAGATCGACCGCCAGGTGAGTTATAAAACGCTCTATTTCCTCTCCACCCATCTCGGACAATGGGCGCCGGTCGTTAAACCTACTGAACCGATCAACCCAATGAGAATAGGCTTTAGCCGTTTTTCTGCTCAGGTCCATTACCCGGCAATGGTTGTAAATCATCTCTATAACCCGAGGCCGCTTTGACTGTATTTCCCGCACGTTATTTTCAGCAACTTGCATGACTTTCTCCTTTCAAAACGGCCTCTTGAGTTTAGTTTGCTGGTTATTGTTACACAGTTAGGTGGCTGTAGAATGATGGTTATAATCTTTTCGGCAAATCAATCATGTGGTTATGTCGCCAGTCTGCCCCATTGGTCCGCCATCGCCTTGCACCAGCCGTCAAATGTTTCACTGCGCAGCCGTTTTCTATCGGCGCTCGGTGGCATCTTCCAAATCCGCTGTTCTCGCCCCTCAACAATATCGGTGGGTTTAAGTGGCGGTAGCCGATCCAACCAAAGGCATGTCTTCTTCGTCTCGCCGTGGCCAAATTGCCATGGGTGTATGTATTGCGTTGGCTTTCCCATACTCGTTTTGCCTAGCACACCTATCGGGTTTTCCGCAGCGGCACCAACTCTTGCAACCATCTTTGCCACGCTCCAAAGGGTTTCCGTCCAAGTCATTGCAGCAATACGCTCATGGTGTCCTGCGGTGCCTTCGCCATACCAGCGGTTTCCGGCAACGGTCAACCTTGTGCAGTCCGGGTGCAGTATCACTACATCCCAAGGGCCGTAATTAACCAGCGCCTCAAATATGTCCATCTGTAAGTGTTTACCAGGTCGCCGCGTTGGTAAAATGTCGCAGCTCCAAGCATCGTGACCGAGGGACTTAAAAGCGTCCCTCACTTTTCCATTTTCCTCGCAGCCTACTAAAACTCTCACAGTTACCCCCCTGTGGGCTTTCAGCCCATGCCAAAAAAATTATAACCACTAGCTCAAGTCGGACGGAATATAGCTTTGCTTTAAGGGCGCGAACCGTCCATCCGCCGCCGCTTATCATGGCCGTTATGATGCTAATTGTTGCTGAACCGGTGAGGCACCATTCCGATTGCCGATCTTGGTTTGTCGTGATTCTCATTTGCCAGTGACAACTGCTGAATTTGGAAATCTATCGGAAGGCCGGTCATCGCCTTGCCAAGTTCAGAAAATGCCAAACAGAGCGCCACCCATTTTGCATTGCGGCTTGGAAGGTTTGGTTTTCCGAGTCCCATTGCCGCGTATTCATCATCGGGCAACATCAATCGGACATCCACGTCACGCCATCCGGTTTTCAATTCCAGAGAAGATCCGACGTGGTACGGAACATGCCCGAATGCGTCCCAGACTTTTGACCCGAATTCGTGCAGTAATAGCGCTGTTGGCATCCCGACACCCATTAAGCCATCTCCTCATATTCCATCGTGGTCAGCGCCTGATGGAGAAGGTGCCCAAGCCTAAAAACCATAGCTTCATCACTTGCCTCGTCCGGGTATCCCGCCGTATGCAAAAGGAAGTGGGTCATTTCATGGCAAAAAGCCTCTTCAATGGCTGTCTGCGGTGTTGGGTTTCCCGGAATAGCGGGCATCAGCTTTATGGTGTTGTCTCGGTAAACAGCCTCGCCCCGGTTGTCGTTTTTATGAATCAGCAGTTCGTCGTAAACGACTTCAATTGTCTGCCCGCAGAGTTTGAATCTTTTCGGTATTTGCAATTTATCCCCCTTACGCATCATAACAAGCCGCCCGACACGGACGCGATAAACCCGCGCCGGTCAGCTTGATCGTTAACCCTTCTTTAAAATATCTCTGACATGGCGAGTGCTCAGCCGGTATTTGATCGCCAGTTCATCATAATTAACTCCTGTGAATTCATTTTCTATTCTGCGATCGCGCTCCTGGCGATATAGAAATTCAACATCAGGGAAGGTGACCCGGCTTCCGCCCAGGCTGGCGACCATTACCTGGATGATCTGCGGGGCCAGCTTGCCGAATTCGGTGTGTAGCCGGTCGAATAGATCCGCAATGACCTCTTTGTTCTCTCCGCGTGGCATCAGAGCTCCTCCTCAATTTCACGAAATCGGCGGTCAGGTATGGCGGTCTTGCGCAAGACGCGATCTGATATTGCAATGTAGCCCTGGGTCGTTTTCGGATCTTCGTGTCCCATCTGGGCCTGTACTTCAAGCAGGCCGACGTAGTGGATCGGGTGGCCGCAGTGAGGACACTTGTCGTTGCCGCTGTCGTACAGGTCGCTGGCAAAAGTCGATCGCATTTTGTGGCAGAAGGCGTCGGCACTCTCTATCCCGATCAGCCCGGCGTATTTCTTGATGATGTTCAAAACTTGCCGGGTCGAGATCCTTTCTTTTTTCCCGCGCAGGCCGATGAAGATTCCCTGAGAACCGCAATCTATCTGGCCGCGCAGGATCAGCCATTC